CGCCGCATGTCTTTCTTAAACCGTCTGTTCAGAGTACGTAAAGAGTACAGAGCAGAGATATTGACTGCTTGCAAGATATTTGCTAAAGCAGACGTAGAGCGTGAGCGCAAATTCGTCACTCTTCCTGAGGCCGTCGCTAGCGTGTTTGGTGCCTATGCCGGTGCATCAGACAGAGGTGCTAATCCTATCATGTGTTACACTATGGCGGCTGTTGACGCCTTGAGATCAGTTGCTATGGCTGCCGGCAGAGGGTTTAAGGTAACGACTACTGACTCTTTGGTCACTGCGTGGTTGCCCGTAGGACTATACGGCTGGTCGTTCCCTACCTTTGGTCAATGGGCTACTCGCGTCGCAACTTGCACGGCAGATGCAGGCCTAGGCGCGGTTAGCAGGATTGCTCGAACTCTCATCCATAGTTCTCCCCAGCTTGCTAGGAGTATGTGTGGGATCCTTGAGGCAATTAGCACCGCAGAGCTTGACATGCCGGGTTATGTACACTTCATAGATGACCCTTACAATATCGCTCTTAAAGGAACAACCTATGGTGACGTGAGATCACTTCTCGCACGAGCTGCCGGGCGCGCTACCAAGGACGTCGAGCTGCGTGCGCTACTTCAGCATTCAAATTCAGCACAGTACGAGGCCGCAATTAAGTCACTGGTCCAGACCTCGAGCATGGATGCTGGACTCATGGCGGCTTATGCTGAGACCCTGCCTCATGCTATAATCAGGAATCTTACTGCTAGAGCTGAGAGCAGCGAAGCACTCCTGATGTATACGTCTTTTGCTGAACGCCGTGCACTTGGAGGGAGTCTAAGGTCATACAACCGTAAGGTGACCAGCCAGATCAAGAAGGTTGCTAAGTATGCGTTACTATGGCCGGAAAATGTCCCTGTACCTACTGGTGTGCAGATTGCTCACTCTTTGCGCGCTAGGATACTAGCTGGCATACAAGCTCAGACTACGAATCACACCTTACCTAGTGTTGAAGACTTGCTCGCACACCAAGGCCAAGTTACGAGTGCGCCTATTGTCGTGCACATACCCATGGTAAGCAAGGCAACTATGTACAACGGCATAGCAGGCGGCGCAATCACACGATCCCACGAGTCCAAGCCTTTGCTGATTCTCCCAAGCCTTGAGAACAACACATGGGACCCTTTGACTGCGGCTTATGGCAAGATGCTAAAGGTATGTGCGGCTCTCAACAGTGCAGGAGGTGAGGCACATCATCTGGCAAGCCTGTGGGGCAGATTGTGGGTAGGTAAATCCGACATACCATTTGTCGTGGCACCCATAGACAGCAGCGTTAAGGGCGCAAGGCTATCCGGACGTCTTATACGCCGAACATACTCTGTCATGGCTTTGCCGAACCTCGTGTCTAGTGTCCACGTTGATGCACATTCGCTCTTTGCCGCCTCTGCATCAACTAACACTACGATAGACCCTATGTCTATCGTATATACTCTGAAAGCTGCTGCGATCTTAGACATAGCCCTGGGTGCCGCCTCCGGCTGTTCTCGTGGGTACGGGTTGAAATATATAGAACACTACATCTCGATGCCCACACGACCTACGGTCGAACATATTGTTTACACAGGGGGTGCAGCGCTCAGGCAACCTGC